TCAAAAATGAATACTAGTTTTCGCTTCTTTTTCAGTCTGTGGGCTATTAAAAAGTTTGTCTAAGGAACCAGAAATTTTTTCATCTGAGCGTGCTTTATACTCATCGATTAGGTATGCGTATATCCGGGACGTGGTGCCAATATCAGAATGACCAAGACGTTTCGATATAATGTATAGGTCAATGTTCTGAGAGAGCAGGAACGCAACGTGAGAGTGCCGCAGACTATGAAAGTGAAATCCTTTTCGTGTGATGCCCAATGCTTTTAAGTCAGAGCGTAGAACTTTATTAACGCCGTTAGAGGTTGGAATGTCATGGGCAACGTTCTCAAATACCATTTCTCGGTTATTTGCCTTAAGTGCTTTCAGACTATCTAAAAATTGTTTGTTAACACGGATGGTTCTATTTGAGCTTTCGGTTTTAGTTGGCTTGAATCCACCACCTTCAACATAGTTCCATGATTTATTTATTGAGATAGTATTGAACGTGAAATTAATGTCTTTCCAAGTTAGTGCCATGATTTCTCCTAATCGTGCCCCGGTAAAGATGGCAGTCATGATCATGTATTGTGACGTGTAACGAGGATTGAGGTGATTCTGTACATAAGCTGTTAGTTGCTTAATCTCAGCTAGACTTAGGTAATCAATCTTAAGACTACGATTTTTATCATAAGTGATAATTACGTTATAAGTGAAGTCAGTTTCAACATCTTTTTCAAAAACAGCATTGCCAACACAAGCTTTAATTAAATTGTGCAGTTTCTTAACTGAATCTTTCGCATGATTTTTACCATATTGGTTTATGAATTTTTGGTAATCCCTACGAGTAATATCTGCAATACGTGCATGAGCAAAGTAATTTTCTATTTCAGTATGGACTAATTCATATCTACGAGTCGTGATATAGGCGAGATTAGGCTTGCGGTACGTCTCATACCACGAATAGAAGTACTTAGAGAACTCAATAGATGGCTTCTTTTCTAGTTCACCAGAAAATTTACTAACTTCGAATGAGTTAGCAAATTCCTCTGCGTCTCGTTTACGGGTGAAGGTTTTTCGTTTACTTAGGTAGTTTCCTGCATGATCTCTATACGAAATTCTTACTAGGTAACCTTTTTTCACACGTTTAATTTGTGCCATAATAAATTACTCCTTGTGATATACTAGAAGGGCAAAAGGGTGCAACAGTCCCGTTAGTATTTATTCAAGTTAAGCACATCCATCTTCTTGGCGGGAGTGGATGTGCTTTTTTGTTACAACGCGAGCGGCAGGAGTCGAACCTGCATCTGAAAGTATCTAGTCAGCAACTCAAAGGAGTACTATTCTACCGTTGAACTACGCTCGCATGTTGCCCGCTAGGCTGGTAACGGGCTAAAAACATTTTACATATTTAACGTGATATCGAAGGTCTTATCAGAATTGTTATCATCCATATTATCGGTGTCATAATTGGCATCAAACTTAAACCTTATACTTTTTAGTGACGAAGTGGAATCTAAGCTCTTAACAGGAATGGTTACATTTCCAGATTTTGTAGCACCTTTGGCGATGTCACCGTCCCACGATTCTAAAGAATCTGCTTCATGTTGTTCACCGTTACTATAAATTGCCGTCCCTTGTGTTGGATAGATGGATATGTCTCTAGTAGGCGAAATTACAAAGTGAATACGAACAAATCCAGAAGCTTGGAAAGTACCATCATTTGCTGATTTATATTTATACGAATGGGATAATTTGTAGACCGTTACTTTATCAACTTTAACAGTGGCTGCGTTCCATGATGTATCTGAATAATTAATTTTATACGTCTTTTCATTTGCTACATTGTATGAATCATAGTCAACGCTGATAGTTTTTGAAGCTGTTGCGGCAGGCTTAGTTTCGGATGTCGTAGTTTTGTGAGCAGTTGCTTTTGAACTGGTGGTCGTAGTTTTGGAAGAAGAATCATCTGATCCGCCGGTAAACGCAGCAATTCCAAAAATTACTAGAATTACAACTATAACCCAGATCCACCATTTCTTGTACCATGGTTTCACTGCTACATAAGTATTCCCGTTTTCATCTTGAATTTTTTTAGCCATTTCAGTCCCTACTTTCTAATAAGTGCAATAATCCCAGTAATAATAAACATGATTCCGCCAGCAATACCGAAATCTCCACAAAGTAATAGTAGGATAATGCCGACAACGATTATTGCCCAGCTAAATAAAGTATGCTTTTTGTTTAGAAAGAAGACAAAAGAAAAAGCGAGAACTGATAACAGGATTCCTAGAACTAGTTTTCCTGTATAAATACCACCGCCACCGAAAGCATCGACAAACGCAGCCGCTCCAAAACCAGATGCTAGCGAGATGACGGAAACAATCATACTAACTACAGATAAAACTATTTCTATAGTCCTTTTTCTGACCTCATTATTTGATGGGCTTACCATCTTATAGGTTTGACCGTCTGCTCCCTTTATTTTTTTTGACACAACACAATACCTCCAATAAATTTCAGCTTTTACCGACATCCGTATCTGGTCTATAAGTTATCCAAACATAATATTGAAACTCCGTATAGATTGCCTATCAGCATATCCTTCAGCACGTAATACTTCCACTAATCTTGCGTTTGTTAGGTTGCCGCTATCATTTTCGTAGTGTGAAGCCTCATGTAATGCTGTTTTAAGCCAATCAATGTCATCTTGAAGAGTATTGATATAGACGTCAGTGCCGACGATACAGCCATGATAGTGTGGATTGTTGACTTCGATACCCCAAAATTTAAGTTGTGGATACATATCTTCAATCTTTTCCAAGTCTGTCATACCGGTCACCTACAGTCTACGACGAAATTTCATTGCTTCCTTGACCATATTTATTATGGCCTGACGTTCCTCATCTGATATGTCTGGGTCAATAGAGTAGGCAATTAATTTTTGATTCTTTGTCAAGTTATCAGATGAAGTGGAGGGCTCTGGGTTATCTGTATTACCTAATAAGTAATCAACAGAAACATTTAGAACATCGGCAACGGCTTTGACCTTGTCGACAGAAGGTGTTTTTGTTTTCCACGAATAAATAACATTCTGTTTAAATCCCACTTTTTCGTTTAATTGGGCAAGGGTTAACCCTCTCTTTTTAGAGATTTCTTTTACTCTATCAAACATTGTCATAATGGTATTTCTCCCATGTTTGACGAACAATAAATAAACTTTAGTTATAAAATGGTTGCAATTATTAAACTATAGTTGTATTATTAGTTCATCAAGTAATCAAGCAACAAAATACACGCCTATCAAAACAATAACTTTGGCGAGGAATTGCGGTAGTAGTTGGTTTTGAATTGCTTATTTAATATGCCTTAATATTAAACTATAGTTTAATTAAAGTCAATAATACTTGATAAATTACTTTACAAAAAAGGAGATGTTTTTATTGATTGATATTGAGCCTGGACGTAAGGCGGTTAGAAAATATATGACAGAAAAAAGTATTACTTATCGTATGGCCGGAATATTGTTTGGCAAAACTCCGCAATGGATTCAACAAGTGGTTAGCGGGAAAGCAAAAGGGCCAGAAGCTACTGCACTAATTATTAGTATGATTAACGAATTTGGAATATAAGGTTAAACAACCAGCATAGAAAGGAATGACCCACATGAATGATTTAGTAATTATGAAGAATAAGCAAGCTGTTACTAGTAGCTTGCAAGTGGCAGAGGTATTTGACAAGCAACATAAGCATGTTATGGAGGCAATCCAAAACAAACTGGACTCAGCCGAAAATTCGGCTCAGTACGATTCGATGTTTTCCAAGGGATTTTATAAAGACCGAAGTGGTAAATCTAATCCAATGTATTACATGAACCGTGACGGGTTCAGTTTCATTGCTTTCGGGTTTACAGGTAAAAAGGCGGATGCGTTCAAGCTCAAATACATTGAAGCCTTCAACTCTATGGAAGAACAAGTGAAATTGCCAACATCACCACGCGAGATTGCAAGATTGGCACTGCAAGCCAATGAGGAAACGAATCAGCGCCTGGATAGCGTGGAGGGCGATGTGAAAGACCTCAAAGAGAACCAAGTTATTCCTAATCCTGAATATAGTGCGCTTAACCGGCGTGTTAATCAGCGCGTGTCGGAAGTTGCACATAGCTATGGCCATATCACACAGAAACAACGAGGCGAGCTGTTCAAAGATATCGGCAGTGGAATCAAGAAGATTGCTAACGTGAGTGCTCGGTCAATGCTACGCAAGAAGGACTACCAGATGGTAATGGACTTCATTAATGATTGGGAGCCGTCTACAGCAACTAAGACGATTATTCGGCAGACGTCACTTCGATTCGACAAGGAGCCAGCATAGGAGGTAAAACAATGGAATTTGAAAATGTACGTGAAGCACTGAAATTCTTGCTTGAGTATAACGATACGATGTTGAACCCTAACCTTAAATCTCGGGTTAACGGTGGTAAGTGGGAGCCGAGCACAGTTAGCGAAGTTCAAGCGACGAACTACGACGCTTTAGCACAAGCAGCGGACATGCTTGGTATGAGCGACCTTTACTTAAATGAACAGCCAGCATAGGAGGCGAAGCAAATATGAGTAAATGGGACACGCGAGCATTTTTAAAATCTGATAGGTTTTCAAAGGCCAAATCAGAAATAGAAAAAATCCTGTTTAGCAATGATCTGTCGTATAAGGAGGCCTTTCAGCTAATAGGCGCTATCCAATCAGATCTTGAAGCCAAACAGGAAGAAGAAAAGGTTAATTAATCGGGAAAGCGTCCCGAATAATGTTCGAGGGCATGCTTATAGTTATCTTCGAATATTTCGATTCCTAATCGAGCATCGTACGTATAGTGATGAGATTTAGCCTTATCTTTTTCTTCAGCAATATCTGAAATGGTCATGGCTTGAGCGGCATATAGTGCCATTTCATGTTCGCGATGAGAGCTTTTCATATTTATCACCTCGATTAATTGGAATAAGTCAAGTATACAACTAAGCCAGCATGGAAGGATTAGCAATATGAAATTAGAAAGGAGACTCTATTATGCAAGCATTAAAAGTGGCAACAGTTCCGATGCACGTTAAAGATATGGATCAATATGTATTAGTTGATGCAGATACGTATAACAAGTTGCTGGATCAGACTATGAATGGCCGTACTTGGACTATGGCAGATTTACGAATCTGGTGCGGTAACAAGTCAATTGATTGGTTGAAAAAGAACATACTTGAAAATCCTAAGTACAGTCGTGAGATTGGACGTATGGAGCAACAAGGTCAAATAATTCACAGGGGACGTGGCAGTGCCTGGAAGTTTAAGGCTAGCGTGATGGCTGACTTTTTGGAATCTCATTGGGAGGAATTGCCATGGTAGAAGTAGCAGTATTAACTTGGGCGCTAACATCCGTATGGTACAAGCGCCGGGAGATTAGAAACTGGTTTGGAATTTAGGGGGAAACAATATGTATGAAGAAGACATTGAGCACGCGTTAAGAGCACGTAAGTATAACGCGATTCGTGCAGACGAACGTGAGCTGATTAATGCTATCACTTACGATACAGATGGAATCATTAAGCGGCGCCCGTGCTTTGGCTATTCAGAAGAATTTATTGGCGAATTGCAGGAACACGATATTAATGTCTGCGAGCCAGATGGAAATCCTGATGAGAACTGGACGTTTACATTGCCACCAATGTATTAGGAGGAATGATCATGCAAAAAGTATCAATTTTACCAGTTAACGAATGGAAACGAGCGCAAAAAAAGCCATCGCTAGTAGCGGCTAACGATGGACTAATGGAAGAGATGCTTAACACCAACATCTACTCTATTCCAAAGCAGTCTCGTTTGCAAGTGCTAAGAAAGCGAGGACGGTAGTTATGGAAGAAATCGTGAACAATCACATCAAGTTTCTAAAGCATGTTATCAACAGTGTTTGGATCAGTGATGGCGAATCGCTGACCAAGTTGTACAAGATGTTGGATAAGAGTGAAACAGAATTGAACGAATTACGGGGGCTTGAATAATGGCGAATGAAGTAATTAATCTTCCAGACTACACAGTGGACTATCAACCGGTACCAATCAAAATTAACAACTTGGAAGGATTGCAGGCGTCCATTGCGCAATATGTATCGCGTTACTCGAATTTAGTAATCACCGAAGATAACGTAACTGACAGCAAGCAAGTGCGAGCCAAATTGAACAAGCTCAAAAAGGCGCTTGATAATCGGCGCAAAGAAATCAAACGAAATTATAATCAACCATTACGTGAGTTTGAAACCGAGGTAAAAAAGCTTGAAGCCAGCATCGACATGATCATTGATCCGATTGATGAAGGGCTTGGTGAGCTGGAGGTTCAACGCCGTGAACAACGCAAAGCTGACGTGATGGACTTGATTGCTGAAATGGCACCCAATTACGACGTTGGGGTGGATGAAATTGAATTCGATCCTCGTTGGCTGAATAAGAGCATCAGCAACAAACAAATCACTCAAGAAGTTGCATCGTCGATGACGGTGGTAAAGCAAGCCAAGGATAAGTTGGCTACTGCCACAACGATGATTACCAAGTATGCTCAAGCAGTCGACGTTGATCCCATCCCATGGATTGACCAGTTGAAGCAAGGACCGGACGTCCAGTACTTGTTGCAGGCAATTGACCGACAAGTTGAATCAGCCAAAGAACGTGAACGTCAGCGAGAGCTTAAACAACAAGTGGCTGCGGAGCATCAGCAAGAAACGAGTACCGGCAAAATTGTCGATACAGACACTGGCGAAGTAGTGTCCCTTACTCGAACTTTGAAAATTACAGCCACTAAAGACCAGATGTGGGGGCTATCTTCATATATGAAAAAGAATGGTATTAAATTTGAGGCGGTGAACTAATGAGTCTTGAAGAAGCTAAGGCTATGGGAGCATTTGCTAGTGCATTGGCATTATTCCAACAGCAAGTTGTTGCACCAAAAGAAAACGGACATGTTAGTTATAAAAGCACAAAATATGATTATGTTATGTTAAAAGATTTGATTAAAGCTATCAACCAAGGAATCAAAGGAACAGGACTGGCTTGGCTTCAAGATACTAAGACAAATGCTGGTATTGTATCGGTTAGAACAATTGTCTTTCACAAAGACGGTTATCAATTTGAATCATCATGGACTGAAATCAAAACAAGTGGCAAAGCGCAAGATGTCGGTAGCGCCATGACCTATGCACGGCGATATTCATTGAGTACAACGTTTGGCGTTAATTCTGAAACCGATGATGATGGTCAGTCAGCAAATGATGGTGCACCGCAGTTCGAACAGGCCAATCATAATCAACAAAAATTGTTAACTAATCTGTTTAACGAAATGGCTAAAACTACTGGTAAACCAGCAAAGGATGTTCAGAAGGGGTATCTGGGGTTAACAACAATTGGTGCATTGCGTCATGACATGGCAAATTCATTGATTAAGCTAATCACAGAACAACTTGAAAAATTAACAGTCAAGGCGGGTGACAAGGCATGATTAACCGAAGCGTTTTAGTTGGTAGGCTTACAAGAGACCCAGAATTACGTTATACGAATGGCGGTGCTGCGGTTGCAACGTTCACGATTGCTGTAAATCGTCAATTTACAAATCAAAATGGAGAACGTGAAGCTGATTTTATTAGCTGTGTCATCTGGCGGAAGGCTGCTGAAAATTTCACTAATTTCACACATAAAGGATCACTTATTGGAATTGATGGTCACATTCAAACGAGAAACTATGAAAATCAGCAGGGAACTCGTATTTACGTTACTGAAGTAGTCGTTGATAACTTCTCATTGCTTGAATCACGTGCTGAATCTGAACATCATCAAAGTGCTAATAGTAATGACCACAGCTCAAACAATAGCAACAATAGAAAATATGATAACAATCAAAACCAGTATGGAAATAATGGCGGCCAGATTGATATTACGGACAATGACTTGCCATTTTAAGTTGAGGTGCTCGCGTGGAACTGCTACCGACTAAGTTAATTGAAAAAGATGGCGAGTGGTATCAGGTTCAGAAGCTCACCCATAAGCCTAACCTTGACCATGTTGAGACGGTAAGTGGTTCTGATGACGAATACTACACGTACTCTGAATTAGCTGACACACGTAAAGCTAGTCCACAACAACGACGCTTGTTCTTCGCGTTGCTTAGTGACATCTATACGTGGTCAGGTATGCCGACAGACTTCTTGAAAAACTTGTTTTATTTGCAGTATGAGTCATACACGTTTGGCAAGCAGATTAGCCTGTCAGACACCACAGAATCGTCTGTGAGCGATGCTAACCAGTTACTCGACCTAGTCATCGACTTCATGTTTGAGTGGCACGTGCCGTTCAAGGAAGGCTATAAGCTATTGCCACGTGAGCAAGAGTATTACCTGTTCCAGTGTTGCCGCCATCGAGTTTGCATGATCTGCGGTAATCGTGCTGATATCCATCATGTAGACGTTATTGGAGCCGGCTTGAACAGAACACACGTTGACCATACCAAACGGCACGTTATGGCATTGTGTCGAGTCCATCACAGCGAGATTGAGCAAATTGGCTCCGTGGCATTTAGTGCAAAATACCACGTCCCGGTAGATGGTATAAAACTAGATAAAGAAACATTAAAACGAATTGGCTTGAAAGGTAAATATAGCAGTGACTAATACACCGGGTGGGTGGAATGCCCATGATTGGAGGAACTGATATGACGGAAAAAGTTGAAAGACCAAACTATTACGCCATTATTCCCGCAAGCGTTAGGTACGACAACAACCTTCCGGGAAAAGCGTCATTATTGTATGGTGAAATAACAGCCTTATGTAATCAAAAAGGGTATTGCTGGGCAAGCGATAGCTACTTTGCAGATTTGTATGGGGTGGCTAAGTCAACAATTCAAACGTGGTTAAAGGCGCTAGAAATCAATGGTCATATTTCACGTGATGTAATTTATAAAGAGGGTACACGTGAAATCGAGCATAGGTATATCAGAATTTCGGTGGGGGGTATACCGAAAAACCAGAGTACCCCTACACCGAAAAACCAGAGAGATAATAATACAAGTATTAATACTACAGTTAATAATACAAGTAATAAAAAACATAGTGCGGCTAACGCCACACCACTTGTGCAACTTGAAAAAGATTTTGAAGAAATTTGGCAAGCCTACCCAAATAAAAAAGGCAAGGGACAAGCTTTCAATCATTACAAGGCTTGGCGGAAAAAATCAGTTGATCACACGAATGAATATTTGTTTAACAAGTTAGACCGCTATAAGCAGTATATCAAGCTTAACTCTGACTGGTATCACCCATTAAATGGCGCAACTTGGTTTAACGGACGCTTTGATGATGAATTAGATTTGACACCTCAGCCACAAAACAGGGGTTATCAAAAGAACACTCGTAAAGAAATCATTCCTCAATGGGTTAAAGACCAAAAGTCACAACATAATGCTAATCATGGAACAAGTAATCACATTAGTGACGATGATCGCAAACGTTTAGCCGATCGTTTGGCTAAATTAGAATCAAAAGGAAGTTAGTCTATGGCAAGCAAAAATTGGCTTAAAGAGCTGGAAGCCATTCATAAGCTAGAGGCGAGGTATGGTAGCATGGATAACGTGCCACCAAGCAAACTAGCTAACCTGCATAAGATGCCCGGAATTAAGGCCGTATCAGGCGATTACACGGAGATTACGCGTACCCAGTATAATGCCATTAAATTAGTCATGAAAGGCAAGCAAGGGAAAACTAGGACGTCTCGTGAGCTAAAACGGAGTAACAGTTGGATTGATAGACGTATTCGTGCGATTGACGAAAACAAATACTACATTACGGAGGACGAGAATGCCTAAACACACTAAGAAGCGTTCAACTATTAAACGGAAGCACCGGCGCATGAAGCAACATGCCGAAGCAAATAAAGCTAAAGCTTTAGATGGCAAGCAATTATCCAAGGAATATGAGCCGTACAACATTAATAAGTGGGCGTTCAGGGAGGATTGAAAATGATCAACAAGGCACTATTTACATCAAACAAAGAAGACTGGGAAACGCCCCAGGATTTCTATGATCGATTAAATGCTAAATATCACTTTGAATGGGATTTGGCTGCGAGCGATGGCAACGCTAAATGTGGCCATTATTTCACTAGTGATGATAATTCGTTAGAGCAAGATTGGGAAAGATTATCAGGAAATCTGTTTTTGAATCCACCATATGGCCGAGAACTAAAGCTGTGGGTTAAAAAGGCATCTGAAACACAATTAAAACACGATCAGTTTTTAGTGATGTTGATTCCGTCAAGAACTGATACTAGCTACTGGCATGACTATATTTTCAATCATGCTGAAATTAAGTTTTTACGAGGTAGATTGAAATTTGAAGTAGACGGAGTTAGTGGTGACTCAGCACCATTCCCGTCGGCCTTGGTTATTTATAATGGAGATGGCGACGACGATTAAGTTTAGAGGGATTCCATTAGAAGATGTTAGCTCAATTGATGGTGTAAATTTTGATGGGAAATTTGTTTATGGAGACTATGCAAAAAATGGTGATGGGGCTTTAATTATTGGTGATGTACTTGAAGCTGAAGAAGATGCGTTTTGGCCGTCTTGGTGGGTTCCGGTAGACCCTAAGACAGTAGAACAGTTTACCGGCCTGACAGACGTGAACGGCAAGGATATCTATGAAGGGGATGTTGTTCGTATATTAAGTATCAATGTGATAAGCGATATTAAGTATATGAGAGATGGTTTTACCCCAGAATTTGAAATAGACAGGCAGAAAGTGTTTGATGATGACAATGTTTTAGGCACGGCAGCTTTTGAAAGTGATATCGAAGTTATTGGCAACGTGCACGAAAATCCGGAGTTGCTTAAAGGCTGATTTTAAAGTGTTTCTAGGAAGAGTATTCAGTAATACACCTTTTATCGAAAAACGTAAACAGGAGGTCACAAATGAATTATAGGAATGGTAGAAAAATTAATGTTGGCGACATCTTATGGGCGAAGAATGCTAGATGGATCGTGACTGACGATTACCAGATGAAGCTCATTGGCAAAGAAATGGAGCTGACCCAAATGATCTTGCCAGTCTTTGTCGAATATGTTGACAACGTGCATACTAACCCAGAACTATTGGAGAATAAAAATGATTAAGTTTAGAGCGTGGGACAAGGAAAACGAAATCTATCTTTACAATGTGCAAGACGCTTATGACACGTTGAGCGGGTTCGTAAAATATGATGATGGCGATAATGCTAGCTATGACGAGTGTTGCTTTGGAGCCTTCTTAAATAATAAACGGTATGATGTTGAACAGTTTACCGGCCTGACAGACGTGAACGGCAAGGAAATCTACGTTGGTGATATTGTAAAAGTGTGGTCAGATGTGAGTGAATTAACAATGGAATCAACTGTCAATGAAATCGTTTCAGAAGATTATTTCGGGAGAGCAGGCATGTTTTTAAAACCATTAAGGCTACATGTTATTGAACCGTGCTTACATGATTCTTGGAATAATAAATTTGAAGTTATCGGCAATGTGCACAATAACCCAGAGCTATTGGAGGAACACAGATGATTAAAATTTATCGAAAAACGGCCACTATTAAGGCTGAACAGTTTGATGGTAGCTATGAGATGGTTGATAAGTATGAGCTTGATAAACCAATTTATTTAGCAGATGGTGGCACATTTGGAATCGAAACATTAGAAGGATATTTTGACATAGAAGTCGGCGATTGGATTGCAACTGGTATTAATGGAGAAACTTGGGCGATTAAAGATGATGTATTCAAGAAGACGTATACCGAACTGCCAGTAATTCCAGAGGAAGTTAGCCTATCAATTGAGGACTGGAAAAAGCACCACCGCGGACTTGACCAAATTTTCGGAATAGTTTATCAGCATGAAATAACTAGAACACAAGGAAGCACGACTATCAACTGGATTATGTGTGGTAACCAAGATACTTTTGCCCGTGCATGGATAGACGGATACACAGTGGAGGAAGAAAAATGAAATATAGTGAAGCAGAGAAACAGATCAAGGCGTTGTCAAGTAAGTATGATATTGACATGCGTGGTGGAGATTTTGATGTTGCGTATAACGGAAGGACACACGTTATTTATGTTAGTGGTGATTACGAATATGGTATATATGTTGGTTATCCTGAGATGTTTTCGGTTATACCATCTAGCAACAAGCTTTATATGATTCTGTCAGAACTAGCAATGACGCCGCTAGACGAACGGATTGGCGAGAAAAAGTATCGTGTAAAAGCGTTTGAAGATTATCTTAATTTAAATGTAGATACCCTACGTGCTTTTCTGTTTGGTAAAAGTGAAACAGAGTTTTGTCAAACATGTTTTACCCTAAAAGAAATTGAACAGCTAAAGCAACGTGAAGATATTCCATTAGACTGGGATAAGGTGGAATTGGAGGAAGAACATGACTGACACCGAATACGCCAAAGCAATCCAAACGAAAGCCACAGTTGCCAACCTGGAAATTAACGTGGCACCGGCAACTAGGCAACAGGCACAAATTGGCCAGGACTTCATTGCTGACATTGCGGAGTTGAGTGATCGCGAGAGTAAACAAAAAGCCGCCTACTAGAGCGGCTACTGACATCTATGATAATTAAACTGACAGTTAATTATATCACAGAGGAGTGGCTGGCTTGGAAAGAACGACGAAGAAAATGGTCGAGAAGTACCTACGCGAATATCCACTAATTGATGGCCTAATTGCTCGTGAGGAGCTCAATATCATGTACCCTTATCAAGAACCTGACGAAAACGTTGGTGGTGGTCGTGCTCAATATAAGAAAAACGCTCCAACTGAGTATGCTGCTATCTCCGTGGTGGACAGCGAAACGATTCGAGCATTTCAGCATCGGAGAGATGTAATTGATCAGTGTTTGGACGAATGCGGTGAAGATACCGAAACACTGATATGCGAACTGTATTTTAGAAAACGCCAGCGTTACTCGGTTGAAAGCCTAGTAACTAATGGAATGATATTTGTTAGCAAGAGCAAAGCTTATTATCTAGTTGATAAGTTTATTGCCAAAGTAGCAAGCAAGCTTAACTTGTATGACGTATCTGATTTTGGCTAGTTGGAAAAAAGTTGGAAAAACTAGGCTTGAAATCGTGCTAAATTGGTAGTATGCCAAATGTGATTGACGTGCATGAAGTAATCCTCCAAATTACAGACTGGTAATCGCTGTGGGCTAATTGGTAAGCCACAATGGGATGTAGGTTCGAGGCCTACCAGCGATATAGGGCACTTCTGCAATTACAGCCCGTGAAATGGAATTGCTAATAGTCGACGTGTGGTTGAAGCATGGCTAGATAATCCCCACTGAGGGACGTCCATGTCAGGAGGTTAGCTACCGCGTGTGGTTCGATTCCACACCAATCATATTGACCCAAGCAAGTCACTAAACTGCTGAAAGCTTGAGATGTGGCTGGAGTCGTGTTTGGAATTAACTTCATAACATGAACTCCCATCGTCTTGTTTACATTGGCTGTGCTTGTGGCGGAATAGGTAGACGCTAGATTGTGTGGGGCGCTTAGGCCGTACATGATTGAAAGGTACTCATATTTTATGCAGGGTGCGAATCCCTGCCAAGCGCATTAAGCAAGTAAGTATGCAAGCGATAGTGCGTGAAATCATTTGAATCAACGATAACTCAGCTTACTTGCTTGCCATTCAGCGTGGAAAACTGGATGGCACATACATAGACGCGCAATTAAACGACCACCAAATTGCATGCAGGAACATGCGCGCTGTGGTATTGTATATAGGTACTGAAAGGGGGCTTTAGTTCCCTCAGGTATTCTCAGTAATCCTTCAAACTGCTCTCGCTTATTGGCGGGAGTTTTTTTGTGAAGTACTTTAGTGCGTATTACAACTCAAATAATGTGAGATATAGTATTATATGAAATCGTATTGTTGATTAATGGGATCGCCATCTTATGAGACAGCAATACATAAGTCTGGCTTACGTCAGGCTTTTTTAGTATATACGATTAGGAGGTATCACAATGAATATTAAAGACGGTCAAGCTATTGCAAGTGATTTCCGGAAAACGTTTCAAGACATGGAACGTGGGCTTAATAAGTATATTAAGCAACATACCCAAATTGCAAAGCATGCTAAAAAGCAACAAAGCTTCAACTATAAAGATGGCTATGGCGAAGAACTAAGTGTAGTCATTAATCCATCAAACGGATTCTTGCTAGCTACCGATGATGTTAGCGGTGACAGTGTAGCAATGGCGATTAGTTTTAGTGAGTTGAGACGACTGGCTAAGATAATTGATGACGAGGTATCTCATGGCAAAGATGATTAAAACCAAATACGGGTACGCCACGCCACAAGAAGCAGAGATGGATGCCCGACTAGATAAGTGGTACAAGGACAAGAAGCGTCGTGCTAAACAGCATGGCGCTTTTAGTTTGGAAAAGAAACGGAGGAAGCAGCATGCCAAGGACAAGAAGATGCCGCTATCCTAACTGCCATGCGATGGTTGCTTTCCCTGACCACTATTGTCAGCAGCACTATGAGCACGAAGCTGAGTACTTGGCTAGTCGGCAACGTTGGGCACGTAGCAATGACAAGCAATACACACACAAGTACAACACGGTTACACGTTATCGTAATGAAGATAAGCGTCAGCAATACAGCTTCTATCGGACAAGGCAATGGTCACGCCTAAGGCAACAAGTCCTAGAGCGTGACCATTACTTATGTGCTTACTGTAAAGTGCAAGGCGTTATCACACCTGCTAAGACGGTCGACCATATTGTACCGATTGAGTTTAACGAAACATTGAAAGCTAACGTTGCTAACTTAGCTGTTATCTGTGGGAGTTGTCATCGTGCTAAGACGGACTGGGAGCAATCATACTATGGCACTGGTCAAGGCAACGAGTTGCAAAGCGTAACGCCGATCAATGATGTATCAGCAATCGTTGTGTTGATGAATAAGGAGTGAAGGTATTGAAATCATATTATATTGAATCAATCAATCTGTGGATTATTCACTTCAATGGTATCCTAGACCAACAGCAAAAGGATGCGATTATAAACATGTGGCATAAGCAAATAGGTGCCACTGATAAAGTTGTGGTATTAGATAAGACCATTGCACCTTTAGAAGTGATTAGTGGCAAGCTTACTTGGATGCAGAGACGATTACTAAAAAGGTTAATCCGGCGTCATGGATTAAATAAATGAGAAATAAAGTTTGGAATAAGTTCAATCAATTTATTGGCACTTGTCGTGCGATTTAAGCGACTTTAAATTTATGAATGTAATTAGTCACGATGAGAATTAAAACAACCCCCGCCCCCTAACACGTCCCAAGAAGAGCACACACATTGCCGTCATCTTGTGATAGAAACAATTTTTGAAAATTTTTAGGTAGGGGGGGCAACCAATAATAAAAGGAGGCAGATAAAATGAAAAAAGCGGATAAAGACGTCAACGACGGTCAATTAACGCGCACACCGCCAGCATACTTAGGCCGGCAAGCTAAGGTCGTTTGGCGTCGATTAGTGCCTTTTTTAGAAGATAATACCCCGGTTAAGCGCATTGATAGCGGGCTTGTAGAGCAATATGCTTCCCAATATGAGATTTATCGCAATGCGTATAAACATATCCAGGAAAACGGTGAAGTCCAAGCAATCTATAAAACGTTACAAGATCAGACCGGTAAAAAAATTGGTCGAGACTTCGTGGGTTACAAGCGTAATCCCATGACTCAAATCTATGATTCAGCCGTTAAAAATCTAACAAAGTTAGGCGCTGAATTGGGACTATCTCCTAAGTCACGTAGTGATTTGCTAAAATTAAACTTAGATGACCACAAAGACGAGCGAAGTATTAGTGATCGTATGAAAGAATTTCTAGGATAGGCGGTAATTATGAAAGTTGATTTAACACAGACACACGATGTCTTGGGTGTTTACCAATCAATTGATTGGCAATCCATTAAAGCACGTTATAACGATGCTGGTACCAAATATGCTTTCTCAGTTTTAGATGGTGACATTGTTACCGGTTATTTGATTAAGCTAGCTGCACTACGGCATTTGCGTGATTTACAGCGCCAGGGAAGTGTTGACTTTTCCTTTCATTATTCAACTAAGAAAGTTTCACAGGTTTTGAAGTTTGCGGCAATTTGCCCGAATGTTGATACTGGCGAACCCACAAAACTAATGCCATGGCAAGAGTTTATTATGGCAATGCTGATTGGTTGGCGCAATGATGACGGTGGCAAGCGTTTTTCACGAGCCATTGTTTCGGTTGCACGTGGCCAAGGCAAAACTTACCTTATGGCGATTATCACTGCTTATAGCTATTTAATTGAATCGTTGGGACTGTCTAACCAAGATTACTTAGTATCTTCTATTAATTATAAACAAACAAGTAAGATTCTGGGCTACATTAAGTCAATGCTGGCAAAGATTGCAACGATTGAACCATTTAAAACACTAATTAAAGATAGTGGGTTAGATACACGGACGTTATCATCACAGGCCGATCAAGTAACAATGAGCAAGACTAATAACAAGCTACGGGCGATTAGCCATGAGGCTGGTCAGTATGATAGCTTTCATTTCACAACAGCTATATTTGATGAGATTGGTGAAATTAAGACACGGCAAAAAATTTCTAAGATTGTTTCAGGGCAAGTTAAGGTGCGTAATAAGCAATTTATTCAAATTTCAACGGCATATCCTGATCCCACTGTTCCGTTTCACGATGATGAGCGTATGATTCAGCAAGCCATGGAACAAGATTATTTACGCGATGCTGATACATATTTGGGTCTTATTTGGTCGCAGGACAATCTTGATGAAACTTATAAGCCTGATATGTGGGTTAAAAGTAATCCCTTACTAGATTTACCGAGCCAACGAGAAGTGTTGCTGAACGGCTTGACAGATAAGCGCGATTCTGACGCTTTGTCGGGCACACTCAACGATTTCCAAAATAAAAACCTTAACTTGTGGCTAGAACAATCGGCCGACAGCTTCTTGAAACTGCCTGACGTTGAGCGAGCTATTATATCATCATTTATTTTTGATGATCGGCAAGTTTATATTGGTTTTGACTACTCGATGTTTAGTGATAACACGGCGCTAGCGTTTGTATTTCCTTATCTTGATAATAATGACAAACCACGATGGTTTATTTATCAGCATAGCTTTATTCCTTGGCAGAAAGCCGGTTCGATTGAAGCTAAAGAAAAGCAAGACGGTATTAATTATCGGGACTTAGCTCAAAAGGGATTTTGTACAATTAGTAGCCACCCACAAGGGCTGATTAATGATGAGCAAGTTTATCAGTGGTTACTCAACTTTGTTGAGCGGCACCGGCTGGAAGTTGTTTTCTTTGGTTACGACGCGTGGGGGCTAACGCCTACAATCAAGCAGCTAGATTTGAACTCGGGGTGGCCATTGCAAGCCATTCGGCAGCGAACTAGTGAATTGAAAGATCCAACTAAGTTTTTGCAGACTATGTTTGTTGAAGGCTCGGTAGACCATTTGGATGATCGAATTATGGAAAAGGCATTACTAAATGCTGAAATTTATGAAGACAAAATTGGTATTCAAGTCGATAAAGCTAAGGCCACATTGAAGATTGATGTGGTAGATGCGTTAATTGATGCCTTATTCCAAGCCATGTATCACTTTAAAGACTTTTCAGACGTAAACAATCCTGATAAACAGGTCGAACGTATGAACGAAAAACAAGTCCTTGAATGGTTTAATAACCCGGAGTCAGGATTGCTAGGAGATGATATTGATGATTTTTAAACAATTTTTTGCAACTATCTGGCATTATTTTGATGTACTATGTTTCATTCTGGGTATGATTGCTGGGGTATATGCAGCCTTTTTATTTGGGCAGGCACAGGGCGTTCTAGCGATTGCCGTAGCTTTATTTTTAGTAGGCTGGCTTTCAGAAGTCGTAACAGCTGGCCAAAAAGGGGGTGATTGATAATGCCCTTTTTTGAACCACCAACGGCAAAAAATAATTCAGTTAGTATTCAAAGCGTGCCAGTAGAAGACGATAATATTGTTAACTTTTTGTCGCCAACTGGTAGTAATGAGTATGTTAGCGCCAAGGATGCTTTGGAAAATTCAGATATTTATTCAGCGGTTAATCAAATATCTGGAGACTTAGCCACGGTACAATTAATGGCTAATATGCCACGAGCGCAGGGAATCCTAAACAACCCTAGTACGACAGCTAACGGTCACACGTTTTGGCAGTCTATGTATTCACAATTGTTATTGGGTGGTGAATGCTTTGCATATCGTTGGCGTAATCCTAATGGCTTAGATCTACGCTGGGAATATTTGCGACCGAGCCAAGTGCAAACCTACTTATTGGATGACGGTAGTGGCTTAACCTATACGGTTACTTTTGATGAGCCTAACTTGGGCGTTCTTCAATATGTACCACAGTCTGACATGATTCATATTCGCTGGGCTAGTACTGATGGCGGTATGACGGGTAACAGTCCATTAAAAGCATTATCGAATGAGTTACAAGTCAAGAGTTCATCTAACAGTTTAACGCTGGCTGCACTAGCACGTTCAATTAGCGCTCCTGGTGTCCTGTCTATTCAGCACGGTGGGCTGCTAAGTGAGAAGATGAAGGCCAGCCGTTCACGTAACTTCATGAAACAGGTGAACAAGTCAAACGGTGGCCCGGTAGTTATTGATCAACTTGAAGATTACAAGCCGCTAGAAATGAAAGCCGATGTTACTAAGCTGTTAAGCCAAACGGATTGGACGAGTAAGCAAATTGCTAAAGTTTTTGGCATTCCTGATAGCTATTTGAATGGCCAAGGTGACCAGCAAAGTAATATCGACCAAATTAAAGGCATGTACACAAATGCCCTTAATCGCTATTTACAGGCGATTTTAGCTGAGCTGGATAATAAGCTTAATGCTAAGATAACGGCCAATATACGGACTGCTGTAGACCCATTGGGAGACTCGTTTGCAGCTACCCTATCAGGGCTAGCTAAAGATGGCACGATTGCCAATAATCAAGCAACTTGGTTATTACAGCAGACTGGTTATTTTCCAGATGAAATGCCTGATGCTAAGAATCCAACGACACAACAAGTTGTGATTCAATCAGGAAAAGGAGGTGATAATGATGACAAAGAAAGTGATGATTAAAGGCGATATTGTTGATGATCAAACAGCCGGTTTCTATCAGTTCTTTGGAATGCCAGCAGTATCACCTTCGGGTGTTGCTGACATTTTAAATGATGACAGTGGTGATGATGATGACGATGGCGATGACGAAGCACTTGAAGTTGATATTGCTTCCAATGGTGGCGATGTTTTTGCAGCTAGTGAGATTTACACTATGCTAAAGAATTACGCTGGCAATGTAACAGTTAATATTCAAGGATTAGCAGCTAGTGCGGCAAGCGTGGTTGCTATGGCTGGCGATCATATCAATATTTCACCAACTGCTCAGATTATGATCCACAAGGCTTGGTCACAACCAGCTGGTAATGCTGACGATTTGGAGCATGAAGCCAGTATTTTAAATGGCATTGATCAATCAATTGCAAGTGCTTATGAAGCTAAAACTGGCATGGATCAAGCTGACTTGCTACAGTTAATGGCAAATGAAACATGGTTAACCGCTAGTGATGCCGTTGATAAAGGATTTGCTGACGAAATTATGTTTGCTAATGATCAACAATTGCAACCGGTTAACGCTATTTCGCACATTCCACCTAAATCTGCAGTTAATAAGCTGCTGAATCTAATTTACAAGGCGGATAAGGATAAAACTAAACCGTCTAAAGAAGAAAATACTACTAACAAATTGGCTATTTTATTTGGAAAAAATCAAAAGGAGATCAACTAATGCAAAAAAATATTAACGATTTAAATACGGCTTGGATTGAGGCTGGTAGCAAAGTTACTGATATCCAAGACAAAAAACAGCAAATGGCAACTGAGCTTGTCGCAGATCCTAGCAAATATTCAGACGAAGAAATCAAAAAAGTTTCTGCCGATTTAAAGGCTGCTAAGACTGCCCGTGACTTTGCCAAGTCTGCCTTAGATGATGCTGAAGCAGAAAATAAAGTTGCCGGTAAAAGCGTAAATATTGTGAAAACGAAAGATGAAAAGCATAAATTTGTCGATACATTTAAAGATATGCTTCGCCATCCATCACAATATATGGATATGGTTACTTCTTCCGGTTCAGATGATTCAGCGGCCGGATTAACTATCCCGATTGACGCCCAAACCCGGATTAACGAATTAATGCGGCAATACGCTTCTTTACAGCCTTTGGTTAATGTTGAGTCTGTCGGAACATTAACTGGTACTCGCAATATTGAAAAGTTTGGATCAATCACGCCCGCTACTCTGATTACTGATCAAAATACAGATATTCCAGAAGGAGATTATCCAGCGTTAAAACAAGTCGACTATAAGATTGGTGATTATGCAGATTTGTTCTATGCGCCAAATTCGTTACTTGCAGATTCTGCTGAAAACGTGCTGAACTGGCTGCAAACACATATTGCACGCAAGAACGTTGTCACACGGAACGATGCTATCCTAGCGAAACTACCTAATACGCAGAAGAAAGCAACGATTACTAAATTTGATGATTTGTTTGATGCTATCTTCCAATTGGATGCGGCTTTAATGAGTTCTGCAACTATCCTGACTAACAAATCAGGCTTCTTAGCTTTACGCAAGGTAAAAAATGCTATGGGAGATTATCTGATTAAACCGGATGTAACACAAGATAGCGGAACATATCAACTTGATGGAAAGACCGTTGTATGGGTTGAAAATACGTGGTTGCCTGATAATTTAGATTCAAATGGTAAATACGTGAGCCATCCATTCTATATTGGTAATTTCAAAGAATTCATGACAATCTTTGATCGGCAACAATTAAATATCGCAACCTCAACACAAACTGAACGTGCGTTTAATCGTAACCAAACGGCTATTCGTTCGATTGATCGGTTCGACGCAGAATTAGTCGATGACGAAGCACTGGTTGCGGGATCATTTGACAAGATTGCTGATCAAACGGCCAACTTTGCGGCTAGTGCTGCTACAACGACTGACGGGAAGTAATTAGCCAACTATGTCGCCAATAAATACACAGTACAGTGACAACCTGGGCGGCTAAATAAGGATGTGATTTAAATGGCAGCCGATTTAAAAACATTGAAATCATCTTTGAGAATTGACGGAAATGATGACGACGAGCTACTAAAAGGCTATTTGTCTGCAGCTACTAGCTACATTAAGCAGTCCATCGGTGATGAAAATGGCGTTTCAGGGTTCTATGAGATGGATGGCGTGAGTGACTTGTTTGAAACGGCTGTTTACGCCTTGGCTGGTTCATACTGGTATTACCGGACATCAATAACTTCAAATACTGTTAATCCAGTAGATTTAGTTGTTGATTCAATTATCGGACAATTGCGTGGCCTGTATAACCAAAAACAGGACGAGGTGAGTGACAATGGCAATCAATAAGTTAACTCCAGTTGACTTTAACCAGCGTATACAGATTGGCACTGTTAGCACTGTTCAAAATCCTATTAATGGGACTAGCAAGCAGACATTTGTTAGCCAGTTTAGTTTGTACTGTGCACCCTATACACGATCAATTGCGTCTACGTATCAACTCACAGCCGAACAATTAGATCAAGTGGTTGTCATTATTAGGCATAATCCTAAAGTTTATGAAGGCGTTAAGTGCCAATATAAAGGTAAGCTTTACGATGTCATCAATGACAGCATAGATGATTCTAGTAATTATCTGTCTTGCGATTATTTGACACTCAAACAGGTTACTAAGGGGGCTTAGCTATGGCAAACGATGATATGGCCAGCCAACTAGAAAGCTGGCTTAAAGATGTCCACAAGCTAGTCCCTGATGAAACTGAACAGGAGCGGATAACTAAAGCTGGTGCTAAGAAGTTAGCTGATAACTTAACTGAAGTCACGAAAAAGAAACATTATTCAAGCCACAAAGATAAGAAGTACGGACATATGGCTGACAATATAAGTTATAACAGTAACGATATAGACGGTGAGCATGATGGAAGTTCGATTGTCGGATGGACTAATAAATTCCATGACATGAATGCCAGAAGACTAAACGATGGCACTAAACATATTAGAGCTGACTACTTTGTTGACCAGAACCTAGCCGATTCACAAGACGATGTCTTTAATGCCATGCTAGATGAATATAAGAAGGGGGACGATGACTAGTGTTATTACCAGTATCACAGGTAGCCAGCCTAGTTAACGCCCTCAATTTAACGTGGGTTGATAAAGTCTACCTTAATGAGATACCTAACGAAGATTTAGACAACACTACTAGTACAGTCATGCTACTGCAAGAGACCGATTCAAGCCCGGCCTACCTTGCAAACAGCACGTTTAAAGGCCTAGCAATGGGTGTTGAGATTCAAATCTTTTATAAGGTTGACCTAGCAGATGACTTTAACCCACTAGAAGCCGAAATAGCTTTGATGAAAAGCTTTAAACAGGCTGGCTGGTTAATTGTATCTAGTCAGCACCACACAACTGACCCAGATACCAACCAAGTAACTAAAACAATTTATGTAACTAAAAATGAAATGCTTTAAAGGAGAGATTTATAAATGTCAAAACACAACATTGTCAAAGCGACTTTTGCTTTGCTAGATGATAACGGCGACTTAATTAAAGATGCTACTAAAGGCCTATCTGCTGACGGGATTTATGTTGCTGATCACCAAGGCGAAGGTTTCAGCAAGATTGATGTGACTGCTATTGAAGCTGCCGGAACTCCCGGCTGGGGGAATGGACAAGTCAAGCGTACAGCCTATGGTAAGTCTATGCCTACCTTGGCTTTAACCGCTTTAGACTTAGACTTCAAGATTAACCAGATGCTAAAGGGGTTCACACAAAACGCCAATACAGGTGCCTGGGTACGCCAACTACCTAAGCCACACGTTGCGATGATTGCAGAATCACAATCATTAGATGGTGATATTTCAATCTATGAATGCTTTAACAATATCGAATTTGTCGAAGAAGCATCTAACAACAGCACCGATACCAACAATGAAGCTGCTTACTCAACAGTCCTAAATGGTACTGTCTTAACGCCGTTAAAGCCTAACATCTTCTTAGCAGCAAATGGTGTTCAACAACCATATATGATTGCCAAGTCTAATGATGACAAGTTTGATTTAGACAAGCTTTATGCCGAAGTATTTGGTGGCTACACCAGTTCAACGACTGGCACGACTGGCACTACGACTAATAGCTAGCAACAATTAAAAGACTTCCCTTAACTGGGTAGTCTTTTAATACATACAAATTTTAAATAAAGGGGTACAAATCACTATGAAAATTAATGCTAAAAACTATTTCAAAATCAACAAGACAGCCGATGTAACACCAACTAACAACATTATTAAACTGGCTACTAAGGTTCAAATTGGCATGTTGGAATCACAAGACACTGAAAAAGAAATTACTGAATTAGACGCAATGAAAAACGGCCTGGAATTGCAGGACGAAATGACCAGCTTTGTGCAACGGGTAATGGGTTATACCGATAAGCAGATGGAGACTATTAATGATACCGTCTCAATTGAACGGTTTGGTGAAGGTGTTGGTTACCTAATCATGCGGTTAAACGGTATCTCAGACGCTGACATCAAGCTATCTGAACAAAAGCAACGCAAGGCAATTGAAGATGCTAAGTCGTCAAAATAAGCCGGCACAAGCGCAACAGTGAGCTAAAAAAGGAAGTCATAAAGTTAAAAAACCAACAGGAAGACTTCGAATTACTAGCTAAACAATTATTAACTGAGGGGTTATCACCGAAAGATTTTGATGATAGTTCCTTTTTTAATATGATGGCGGCTTTGAACGCTCGTAAAAAGGAAGATCGTGCTGAACTAGTTGACCCACTGGATGCCATTAATCAAACATATGGCTTATAAGCGTTTGTGCCTAAAAGGAGGTTAAAAAAGAATGGCTAAAAAAGTAGTCGGCCGTGAGATGACCAGTAGGGTTGGCCTTGACAGCGCAGAAGCTGTTAAATCACTAAAGCAGTTAACTGCTGAGGTTAAAGCCAATACTAGTGGTTGGAAAGCCCAAGAGACGGCATTAAAGTCAGCCGGTGAGTATCAAAAGGCCGCAGCAGCTAGGGTAGATGGACTAGCTAAATCAATGGAAGCCCAAAAGGCTAAAATTGATGAGTTAAAGTCCCGTCAATCAGGCCTAAATAGGGACACTAAAGATGGTGAAGAAGCCTATCTAAAGCTGTCTGACCAGATTAACAAGGCTAGTCGGTCATATAACTCAATGGGTGGTCAGCTAGACCGAGCTAAGTCTAAACTACAGTATTACAACAGTGGCTTAGCAGACCTACAAAAGGGCTATAAACAGAGCACGGCTTTAAGTAAGTCCTATATTGAACGGCTAGAAGCCGAGGGTAAGACAGCCCAAGCTAACAAAGCTAAATTGGGTGGCTTAAAACAGGCCTACTCTAACATGGAGGCTCAATATAAGGCTCAAACTAGCGAACTAGACCGAATTAAGACGGCTAGTGGAGCTACCTCAGACGCCTATAAACGCCAGCAAGTGCGTGTTAATGAGACCGCAACAGCCATGGCTAAAGCTAAGACTAGCCAAAACGAGCTACTTAAAGCGATGAAAAAAGAGCCACATGCGTTCATGCACGGTGTGCGGTCTAAGCTTGATAGCATTGATGACAAAGCTAAGAAGACATCTCACTTATTCGGTACGATTCTAGGTGCCCATTTAGTAGCCAATGGGATTACTAGTGCATTTACAGCTATCACATCACATATAAATGAAGCTATTAGCGCCGGCATGACCTATGAAAAGGAACAGCAAAAGATGACGGCCACTTGGACGACTCTAACGGGTACGGCCACTAAGTCAAAAGCAATGGTCGACACTATCAATGATTTATCTGTGAAGACTGGTCAAGCTGTAGATGTTGTTAATGAACTGGAACAAGGGTTTTATCACTTGCATTCTAGCAAAACTGAATCAGACCAACTAACCAAATCAATGTTAAACATGTCCGATGCCGTTGGCTTAAATAGCCAACAAATTCAGGCGGTGACCCAAGATATGGTCAATGGTTTATCACGTGGTAAAGCCAATGCTGGTATGCTAAATCAGATTAGTCAATACTTCCCAATGTTCCGTGAACAGTTGGCTAAATACGAAACTCAAGTTAGCCACGGTAAAAAGGTTACAGTTGCTGATTTAACAGCCATGGCTAAAGCAGGTAAAATATCGGCAACGGATATTGAAAAGACATTTAATTCATTGGGATCTGGGAAATATGATAAAGCCGCCGACAATATGCTTCAAACAATGGTCGGAATGGAACGAACGATTAAAGCTCGTGTTCCAGCGTTAATTGGCGATATTGAAAAGCCCATCCTAAATGCTAAGAGTCCAATTTATAAGGCTGTTTCAAAATGGGTATCTGATAAAGATACCGATGCCGAATTTAAAGATGTTGGTAATGCCGTAGCACTTCAAATGAAGCTGATTACTAAGGCCTTTGGTGGTAAAAATATCAACGTCACTAGTGCCCTTGATAAGATGCTCGCAAATGTTGCTAAAGGCATTGATAAATTAGGGTCTAATATCATTGCCCATAAAAAAGATATTAAATCATTCTTCAGTTCAATGAAGACCGCTTCCAAGACATCCTTTAACGTGTTTGTACAGTCCCTCAAGGATATTGAACCAATATTGAAGATTGTCGGTAAGTTTGCTGAGAAACATTCTAAAGTATTCGCTGGTTTGGCTTCTAGTGCTTTTGTAGCAAGTAAGGGTATATCTGCATTAAAGCTAGCATTCAGTGGCTTAGACTTGGCTAAGGGCCTAGGTGGCAAGCTTAGCCGGATTGTGTTTAAGCCTAGGGTTGATGGAGCTGAGGGTAAACGAGAGCTAACCAAGTTTGCAAGTTTTGTTAAGCGTTTAGGAACTGGAATGGGTCGCTGGTTAAAGATGGCTGCTAAAGTAACCACTGGTAAAGCCAAGAGTTTAATCAGTGGTTTATGGGCCCACACTAAATCAGTTGGCAGCAAGATTGGCAGAGGATTGAAATGGACGGCTAAGGTCGCTTGGAAGGGTGCGTCTAAATCAGTCGGCCTATTATGGAAAGCTACTAAAGGAACTAGTAAACTAATTGGTAAGGGATTATCATGGACGGCTAAGATTGCTTATAAGGGTGCTTCTAAGGCATTCAGCGTACTAGGTGCTGGAATTAAAACACTAGGTAAATCGTTCCTATCATTAGGCAGACTGTTACTAGCCAACCCAATTGGCCTGGTTTTAACTGCTGTGGTCGCCCTAGGTGCAGCCTTTTATGAAGCCTATAAGCACATTAAACCGTTCAGAGAATGGGTCAATAAGACCTTTAAATCTATAGTTAACTTTGGCAAAGGCTTGCTAAAATGGGGCTCTAAGGCTGTTAAAACAGTTGGAAACACTGTCAAAAACATTAGAAAGAAATTTGACAAATTTAAATCTGGCTTTAAAAAGAGCTGGAACAAACACTGGTCAAACGTTGGTAAGAGTTTAAAGGGTGCATGGAACGGCTCGTTGAAACACACTAGAGAGTTCTTTAGTAGTGTTGGTAAGAAGTGGAATGGCTTCAAGAAGAGTTTCAAGAAGAGCTGGAACAAACACTGGAACAGTACAAAATCTGGCTTACACAATGCCTGGAATGGCTCATACAAGCACACTAAGCATTTCTTTAGTAACATGGGTAAGAAGTGGGTTGGCTGGAAAAAGAGCTGGTCACATAGTTGGAATAGTCATTGGAACAAGATGCGGTCTAACCTGCACAGTTATTGGAACAAGGATGTAAAGCATACTAAAGTGTTTGGCAAGTCGATGGGTCACTGGCTATCAACATTCAAAAAGTCGTTTAAATCAGGCTGGTCTAGCTTAGGAACTGGCGTTCGTAACATATTTAAAGGCCTATGGAAAGACCTAAAGAAGTTTGCTAGAGACGGTATGAACGATGTTATCGACCTTATCAATGGTGGTATCAATGCGGTTGATGCTGTTATTCATACCTTTGGTGGCAAGAAGAAAACCATTGCTGACTTGCATCATGTTCATTTTGCCGAAGGTACTGGTATGTTTAGCGGGGCACGGAATCCAATTACCAAGCCTACTATGGCTTTGCTCAATGATGGTAGTGATAGCCCACAAACTGGCAATAAAGAAATGGTCATGCTACCTAATGGTGACTCAGGCATTGTTCAAGGACGTAACACTAAAATGCTGTTACCCGCTGGATCAGAAGTGTTAAGCGCTAGTGAGACAGCTATGGTAATGGCAATGCAAGGCGTGACTAAGTACGCTAAAGGTACTGGGATATTTGGTGACATTTTAAACAGTGTTACTAGTGGGATTTCAGGCGTCACTAGCTGGGTTGGTAAAAAGGTTAAGGGACTAGAGAAGTTCTTTAAGACTGCCACTAACATTATCGCTCACCCAATTAAGTCGCTCGAAAACCTGGTTAGCTGGTCTTCTAAGGGCATCTCAGGTGTTATGAGTAACATTGGTCACGGCCTATTTAATGGCGTTGAGAAGCAAGCTAAGACGTGGTGGTCAACCCTATGGGGTAGCGTTAGTGACAGCCTAGATGGTGGTTCTTCTAAATCTAGTGGCCTGTTAGGTACCATTAAAAAGCAGGTTGGTAGTGGTTTCTGGAAGTTTATCAGCAAGCTAGCCGATATGTTTGGTGATGACGGTGGTGGCTCTATTGAGGGTGGTGCTATCACTCATAGCATGATTAACAAAGCCCTTAAAATGACTAAGGTTCCTCGTGAATATTGGTCTAAGATGCGGTCAGCCATTATCAAGACTGCTGACAGCGAAACTGGTAATCGCAATATCATGCAAACTATCTCAGATGTCAACTCTGCTAATGGTAACCCAGCCGGTGGTCCATTGCAGTTCACCAAGACAACCTTTGATGCCTTTGCATTTCCGGGTCATCACAATTTCAGGTCTAGTTTTGACCAAGTGTTGGCATTCTTAAACAACTCTGACTATCTTAATGCCACTGGTAATACCTCTATTTGGGGCCATGCTAAGTACGACTGGCTTCATAGTGGCCCACAAGGCCATAAGCGGTTTGAGAATGGTGGTATTATCAACACTAACCAGTTGATTGAGGTTGCTGAACACAACAAGCCTGAAATGGTCTTGCCATTGACCAATAAGAGTCGTGCTAACCAGCTAATCGCACAGGCTAGTCAAGTTGTAAATGGTAACAATGGTAGTCAGATTGCGTCTACTAACAGTGAAAGTAATGAGAAGCTTGATAAAGTCATTGCATTATTGACGGCTTTAGTATCAGGCCAAGGTAGTGTACAAGCAGTCATTGCCAAATCTGACGTAGTTAATGCCGTTAAATCGGATAATAAGACAGCTTCACAGTATAGCCAAATGATGGGGTACTAA